AAGCAGGAGCAGCAGGCCCTGTCAGCAGGCGCCACGCAGGAGGAGCTGAGCCGCAGCAAGTCGGAGTTTGACCTGGGCCTCGCCAAGTTGGAGCGGGCGGTGCTGCGGTCCATTGAGACGAGCAACGACCGGGTGGCCGTCCACGAAATGTTGTTGCATTTGATCGTGAGCGGGAACGCTTTGCTGTACGTGGGCGAGAAGGGGCTGCGCTGCTTCCACTTGAACCGCTACGTGGTGCGCCGCGATCCGATGGGCAACCCGATGGAAGCGGTCGTCTGCGAGGAGCTGGAAATGGACAGCCTGCCCGAGAAGGTGCGGGCGGTGCTGGATGACGAGGACAAGGCCAAGGGGATTGCTGAGGAGGAGGAGGACTACCGGCCCGCCAGCGCCAGAACGATCCGGCTCTACACCCACATCGAATGGGAAGGCGGCAACGTCAAGTGGTATCAGGAGGTGAAGGGCAAGGAGATCCCCGGCACCGCCGGCAAGGCGCCGCTGAACGAATCACCGTGGCTGCCGCTTCGCATGTACCGCATTGACGGGCACGACTACAGCCCCGGTTACGTGGAAGCCGCCTGTCTGGCGGACCTGCAAACGGCCGAAGCGTTGAGCCAGGCCGTTGCCGAGGGATCGCTGGTCAGCGCACAGGTGAAGCATCTTGTGAAACCCAGCGGTGTCACCAACGCCAAGAAGCTGGCCGACGCACCGAACGGCGCCTTTGTGCCTGGCAACCCGGATGACGTGACGACGATCCAGGTGAACAAGGCGATGGATCTGCGGGTCGCCATGGAGGGCTTGGCCAGGGTGGAGGCCCGGCTGACCGCAGCGTTCATGCTGGCCGACGTGCGGGACTCTGAGCGCACCACCGCCGAGGAGGTGCGACTGCACGCCCTGCAGATCGAGAACAGCCTGGGCAGCATCTACAGCATCCTGACCACTGAGTTTCAACAGCCGTATGTGGCGCGGAAGCTGGCCCTGCTGATGCGCCGGGGCAAGTTGCCCAAGCTGCCGGAAATGGTGCAGCCCGTGGTGTCGGTGGGCCTGGCGGCAGTGGGCCGCGGCAACGATCTGGAGAAGACCGCACGGTTCATGCAGATCCTGCAGCAGACGCTGGGGCCAGAAGGCATCACCACCTACGTGATGCCGCCAGAGCTGATCAGACGGCTGGCTGCATCCATGGGCATGGACATCATCGGCCTCGTCAAGAGCGACGAGCAGCTTGCTGCTGAACAGCAGCAGGCGCAGCAGATGGCGATGGCGCAGCAGGCGATGGCTGCAGGCATGGCCGATCCCCAGAAGCTGGCGAACGCCGCGGCCATCGGCCAAGACATGGCGGCACCGCCGGAAGAACAAGCACCCCCTGAACCCCAACCGCAATGACCGCAACCCCCACGACCGAGCCCACATTTGACGCCCGCAACATGGTCGGCCCCGGCCAGGAGGGGGCGCTCGACGACTTCCTGCAGGAGCTGGAACAGCGCGATACCGAGGCCCAGCCGCCAGTGGAGGAGGAGCCCAAGCTGCTGGCCGGCAAGTACAAGTCCGCCGACGATCTGGAGAAGGCGTACCAGGAGCTGGAGAAGAAGCTGGGCGAGCGGCAGCCCCAGCAGGCCGAACCTGAACAGCAGGCACCGCCAACCCGTGAGCAGCAGATCGAAGGGTATGGCGAGTTCATCGTCTCCGCTGCCGAGGAGGAGGGGCTGGATCTGGCGGCATGGGAGGCAGCCGTCCGCAAGGGAGAGGACACCGCTGAGCAGCGGGAGAAGCTGGCGGCCAAGACCAACATCCCGGCCCAGTTGATCGAGCAGTACGAGGCAGCGTTCCGGCCCCAGCAGCAGCAGAGCAGCGAGCCAACCAGCCAGGGCCTCACCGACAGCGACGTGACGGAGCTGAAGGAACTGGTCGGTGGTGATCAGGAGTTCAGCAGGCTCAGCACGTGGGCCAGCGCCAACCTCTCTGCGGACGAGCTGGCCGACTACAACGAGGCCGTGGACAGCGGCAACAAGGTGGCGGTGCGGCTGGCGCTGCGGGCCATGCAGGCACGATTGACCAGCAGCACACCGGGCGAACCGGAGCTGATCAGCGGTGGCAGGCCCGCGCAGGCAGACGTGTTCAAGAGCCAGCAGGAAGCGATTGAGGCGATGCGGAAGGTCGATGGCCGGGGCCGCAACCTCTACCGGCAGGACACCAAGTACCGCGAGTGGTTTGAGAAAACACTTGCGCGATCCAGTTTCCCCGCATAATGGGGGCATGAGTACGTCTGCACTGATGTAGTTGACCGGGCCTTCTGCGGGAGACACCCCGGCCTCAGCGCAATCAAGCGGCAGAGGGCTCGCAACCCATTAGGCCCATGGCCACTCTTACCAGCCTCGACCGTCTTGGTCAGATCAAACAGGCAGGGGATGTCGATGCCCTGTTCCTGAAACTCGGCATGACCGAGGTTCTTGACGCCTTTGACCGCCAATGTGTGTTCAAGGGGAAAGTCAAGGAGCGCAACATCCGCGGCGGCAAGTCCGCTGCCTTCCAGATGAGCGGTCGCAACACCGCTGCGTACCACGTTCCCGGCCAGCCCATCCTGGGCGACACCGCAAACCCCACTCTGGCTGGCGACCGCAACGAGCGGATCATCAACCTGGATGGCTTGCTGGTGGCATCCGAGGTGATCTACTCCTTGGATGAGCTGAAAAATTACGTGGATGTCAGGCAAGACACCACCCATCAGCTTGGGCAGGCCCTTGCCCGTGAATGGGACGCCCGTGCCGCTCGCGTCATCTATGGCGCTGCGAAGACCACCACCGAGCCGTTCAACGCCTCCGGTGCTGTGGTGACCGGCTCGATCGCTACCACCACCCTGACCGTTACCGCGGTCACCAGTGGTCGCATCTATCCCGGCGCAGTGATCAGCGGTACTGGCGTCACCGCCGGCACCACTGTCGTTGCCCAGCTCACTCAGACCAGTGGTGATGCCCCTGGCTTCCGTGGCACCTACACGGTGTCCGCCAGCCAGACCGCTTCCTCCACCACCATCACGGCGGTGGGCGGCCCCAACGTGGGTCGCATCGGTCAGAGCCAGACGCTGAGCGCCAACTACGCCAGCGCCACTTCGGCTGCCAAGGGTGATGAGCTGATTGCCAACATCTCCGCCCTCAAGGTGAAGATGCAAGGCAAGGATGTGCCGGTGGATCAAATGATCTGCGTGGTCCCTCCTGCTGAGTACGACAACCTGCTGGACTCCACCCGCGCCATCAACGCGGACTTCAACGGTGCCAGCGGTGAGAACGGCTCCTTCGCCAGCGGTCGCGTGCTGCGCGTCAAAGGCATCCCGGTGATCATGTCCAACCATGTCACCCAGCCGGCCTACACCAACGTCTCGGGCTACGACAACAACACTGCTTACCAGCAGGATCTGTCGAAGTGCCGGGCGATCATGTTCCAGCGGGACGCCATTGGCGTTCTGACCCTCCGGGACATTGGCCTGCAAGTGACGGCTGAAGGCGGGGACTTCAACATCATGTACCAGTCCACGCTCATGGTCGCCCGTATGGCGATCGGCATGGGGATTCTCCGTGCTGAGTGTGCTGGCGTGATCGAACTGCCGTAAGCTGAACAGGGGAAAGCTCCTGAGCCCCCACTTGGAGAGGTGGGGGCTTTTTCATGCGCCCGATAGCATGTGGGCTGCACTGCTGCAGGGCTCATGGGGATCGCCAACCAGGCCGCCACGCCGGGGCGCACCACCCTGCTGGAGGCTGTCAACGTCTGCCTGGCCAACATCGGTGAGCAGCCGGTCAACACGCTGGAGACGCAGCAGGTAACGGAAGCGGGGATGGCTGAGCGGACGATCCTGGAGATCCACCGCGAAGGGCAGACCCGCGGCTGGAGCTGGAACAGCGAGTACGGATACGTGTTCCAGAAGGACAGCAACAATCAGATCGTGGTCCCGGCCAACGTGGTGAGCTGGGCGACCGATCGCTACCGCTGGGCTGGGCGGTTTCAGTTGCGGGGCCAGAAGGTCTACGACCTGCAGGAGCGGACGACCTCGCTGGGCAGCGACATCAGCAACCTGGAGGCCGACGTGGTGTGGCTGCTGGCGTGGGATGACTGCCCCGAGGTCTTCAACCGTTACTGCACCATCCGGGCGGCCAGGGTGTTCTCTGCCCGGACGCTGGGGGATGGCAACAGCGTGCGGTTCACAGCGCTGGACGAGAGCCAGGCGCTGACCGAACTGCAGCGTGTGGAGATCGAGCAGAGCCAGCCGAACAGCTTGACGGGTGGGCCGGGGCTGCGGCCCTTCCCGACCTTCTCGCCGGGGCTGGGGCTGATCGGCCGCAACAGGGGGTGGAACCGTGGGTGAGCTTGTCAGCTATGCCATCCCCAACCTTGTGCAGGGGGTGAGCCAGCAGCCGGATGCACAGCGCGACCCCAGCCAAGGGGAGGTGCAGATCAATGCCGTCAGCTCAGCAGCCGATGGACTGCGGAAACGTGAGGGGACGAGGTGCGTGGCGAAGGTCAGCACCAGCCTGTTCGGTGATGTGACGTTCCATCAGATCCAGCGCGACACCGACGAGCAGTATCTGGTAGTGATCAGCAAGACCGCGATCCGGGTCTTCGATTTGGCGGGGGTGGAGAAGACCGTGACGGCGGCGAGCGGGGCCTACAGCTACCTGTCATCGGTGGTCAGCGCACAGGCCGACATCAGGGCGGCGACGATTGCGGACTACACCTTCATCAGCAACACCAAGGCGGTGCCTGCGATGAGCGCCAGCCTGGCCCCGGCAACGGCCCGGCCGGCAACCAACGAGGCGCTGGTGTGGGTGAAGGCCGCGAACTACGGGCAGACGTACCGGGTCAACGTCAACGGCACGGTGGCGACGGTGACAACCGCCGTGGCCCCGGTGATCACCAGCGGCTCGACAGTGACCGAGAACCGGATCAGCGCGGCGGACATTGCCGAAAGCATCAGGACCGCACTGGCAGGGGTGACGGCGGTGACGATCGTGCGCAGCGGGTCGGTGCTGCATCTGACCAGCAGCAGCGCCATCACGATTGCGGCAACTGATGCACGGTCCAACGCCGACATCACGGCGATCACCAACACGGTGCAGAGCTTCACCGATCTGCCGACCATCGCGCCGGCCGGGTATCAGGTGGAGATCACCGGGGATCCCGGCAACCAGTTCGATGGCTACTACGTCCAGTTCACTCCGCGATCCGGGACGTTCGGAGAGGGGGCGTGGGAGGAGACGGTTGGCGCCGGGGTGAAGTACCAGCTCGACCAGGCAACGATGCCCCATCTGTTGGTGCGGCTATCGAACGGCACCTTCTGGTTTGGCCCGGCGAACGGCAGCACGCAGAGCGGCACCACGATCCCAAGCTGGGGCAAGCGGTCGGCGGGTGACGAGGACACGGCGCCGGATCCGGGCTTCATCGGCAACCCGATCCAGGATGTCTTTGTGTTCAGGAACCGGCTGGGTTTCCTGGCCGACGAGAACATCATCCTTAGCAGGGCGCGGGACTTTTTTGAGTTCTTCCCCGAGACGGTGACCACCGTGCTCGACTCTGACCCGATTGATCTGGCGGCATCGAACAGCCGGGTGTCGGTGCTGCGCTACGCCGTGCCGTACCAGGACGAGCTGATCGTTTTCTCGGATCAGATCCAGTTCCGGTTCAGTTCGGCCGATGCGGTGCTGACGCCCAGCTCAGCACAGATCACGGTGCTGACGCAGTACGAGATGGATCCGGGCTGCAGGCCCATCCCGGTGCAGGGCACCATCGTGTTCGCGCAGGCCAACGGGCAGTGGGAACGGTTCCGAGAGTTCAGCGTCCGTGGCGCTGGCACCGCGCTGGTGGCCGATGCGGAGGATCTGTCGGGCCACGCCAGTGGGTATGTGCCGAATCAGGTGACGAGGCTGACGCAGAACGACACGGGGAATGTGTGGTTTGCGCTGTCCACCAAGACCGGGTACACCAAGCGGCTGTACGCCTACAAGTATTTCGTGCGAAGCACGGGCGCCGGGGCGGAACGTGCGCAGGCGAGCTGGAGCTACTGGGAGCTGAACGGCGCTGACCGGATCCTCAGCGTGCTGTGCGTGGAGGAGACGCTGTATCTGCTGGCCGAGTACGGCACGGAGGTGTGGCTGGAGAAGGTGGCGGTGGCCGATCGCATCAGCGATGCCTCGCCGGCCCCGTACCCGCTGCTGCTGGATCGGGTGGTGAGCACCACCACCGACACGCCGAGCGCGATCCGGGTTGCCACCGGCACCTTCAACGCCGCGGCGAACACGACGACCTGGACGCTGCCGTACACGGTGAGGGCAACGACGCAGGCATGGTCGGGTTATGGGCCATCGAGCAATGGCGGGGTGCTGCTGGGCCAGGTGACAAGCGGCAACACGATCACCGCCCGCGGCAACTGGGCGACGGGCACACCGCCGATCTGGTTTGGCGAGCGATTCAACTTCCGCTTCCGCTTCAGTCGGTTCAAGCTCTACCGCGACATCGGCCAAGGGAAGGCGGCGGCGAACGCGATGCGGACGCAGGTACGTCACGCCAAGCTGCGGTATCACGACACCCGTTTCTTCCGCGTGTCAGTGCAGGCCGAGGGCCGCACCGCGGCCACGTACACGTTCGACGGCACGATCCTGAACAGCCGGGATTCGGTGCTTGGCACCAGCCTGCCCAACGGCTACGACACCGAGAACGATCGGTACTACGAGGGGGTGTTCCGCATCCCGATCTTCAGCCGGGGCGAGAACGCGATCATCGAGCTGCAGAACGACACGCCGCACCCCTGCCAGTTCAGCACGTGCGAGTGGGTGGGGCTGATCACTGGCCAAGCCAGGAGCCTGCAATGAACTGGGAGGAGGCGACTCCTGCAAGGGTGCAGCGAGTGGCGCAACGGATGCGGCACCAGGACCGGCTGGAAGTGCTCTACAGCCACCAGTGGACGCCAGAGGAGGCGGTGCGGGAGAGCATGGCCCGCAGCTCTATCCAACGCTGCATCTGTGGGGATAATGGGCAGGCAGTCGGGCTTTGTGGAGTGGCGGAAGGCACGGTGATCTGGCTGCTGGCAACCGATGAGTTGTTGGCCACCGCGAGCCATCGCCGGCAGTTCATCCGTGGCGCCATGGAGTGGGTGAACGGGTTGCTGGAGAGCAATGAGTTTGAGGTGCTGGAGAACTGGGTGCTGGCAAGCAACACGGTGTCGCTGCAGTGGCTGCAGCATCTGGGCTTCAGGGTTGACGTAGCGGCACCGCTGGGCCGCAGCGCCCAACTGTTCTGCCACGTCTGGAGGGCCTTCTGATGATCATTCCTCTCTGGGCGGCTGGCGCTGCGATGGGCGCCGTGCAAGGCGGCCTAAGCCTCTTTGGCGCCTCTCAGCAAAACAAGGCAGCGCAGCAGGACTACGCCAACCAACTGGCCTACCAGAACGCCAGCACGCAGTTTGCACGCTGGCAGGCAGGCTTCAACGCCAAGGTGGCCGATGCCAACTCGCAATACAACTACTGGCAGGAGACGGTCAACTACAACCAGAACCTGGCCTATGCCAAGAGCCTGCGGAACTACGAATCGCTGAAGGCCATTGCCCAGGCCGATCTGGTGGCGCAGACCCGCACGGCGGCCGGCGCGTCCTTTGTGCAAGACAGCGAGGCCATCAGCCAGTCCGCCGCAGAGATGGCGATGCGCGATGCCGTGGCATACCAGCAGTATCAGGTGGCAGCGCTGAAGGCCCGTGGGAGGGCGCTGGCGACTGAGCAGGAGGGATCGTCAGTGGATCGGCTGATTGCCGACTACGCCCGCCAGGTAGGCGACTACCAAACGATCCAGCAGATCAGCGAAGGTTTCCGGCAGCGGCAGTACACCCGCGAGCAGGCGGGCCAGGTGGCGCAGTACCTGAGCCGATACAACTCCCAAGCGTTCTACCAGGAGCAGCCGTACATGGAGCCGATCGCGCCGTTTGCCCCGCTGCCAGCGCTGCTGGAGGCTCCAGCCCCAACGATGACCGGCACCGGCCCGAGCGGTGGCGCTGCGGCGCTGCGGATGGGGACGGCGGCGATGGGCGGCATCCAGACCGGCCTGAGCACCTATTCCACGCTCAAGAGCATCGGCTGACATGGCACGCGACGACCTGCAGCAGAACCAGATTGTTCCGGCCGCCAGGCCGGTTGGGGCGTTCATCCAGCCTGCTCGACAGGACGTTGGCGCACCAGCCGCACCGCAGATTCTGCCCAACCCAAGGGGCATCAGCATCATCGGGCAGGGCAGCGGCCCCAATGTTCAGGGTGTCAATCAGTTCTCGGAACTGGCAGAAGCGCTGGCGCCGTTCACGCAGAGCGTGACGCAACTGGCGACGACTGGTCTGAAGTTCTACGCCGAGCAGCAGTATCAGATAGGCCAGAACGAGGTCATCAAGGCGCAGGTACTGGCAAACCAGCAGATCCTGCAGTCACAGGGCGAGTACGCGAGGGAGAACCGCCGGCTGGCAAAGGCCGACCCGATTGGCGCCGTGATGATGGATCGGGTCAACCCGTTCCGTGAGGCAGGCAGGCAAAACCGGCTGGCACGGATAGCAGGGGCTGAGATCGTTCCGGCGGTGATGAGACGCTACCGCTCAACAGCCGGCGTTGAACAACTGGCGCCTGAAGCGCCCGAGCTGGCGCAGCTCAAGGCGCAGGCAATCGAGGAGGTCGCCAGCAAGTACAGGCTCAATCCATCATCCCCCGGTTTTGCGGAGTACGTCTTGCCGCAGATTGGGCAGGCAGGGCAAAAGCTGACCGAGACGCATTACGACGACCGTGCCAAGTACCAAAAGAACATGGCGTGGCGCCTAGCCGCCGATGAGGGATTCCGGGTGTATCAAGGGGCCCGCGAAACCGGCGGCATCGAGTGGGAGGAATACAGCGCTGCCGGGGTTCCGACCCGATACTTTGCGGAGCTTGGCAAAGATCCTGCCGCTTGGCGGCGTGGGGTACAGGTGAAACTGTCGCAACTTTCCGAGAGGTTGGCCAACGAGACTGGCATCCCCGGCGAGACGACGCAACTGCGTGAGCAGATGATCCAGCGACTGTATGAAATGTCAGTCACTGGGAAGAATGACGATCTGCGTCAGATTCTGCTTGGGGTTGAGGTTGGCCCACCGGGCAAGGATGGCCGCCGAGCACTGGCCGGCAGTTTGTTTGGTCTTGAGATGGATGAGGCTGGCTACAAAGTTGAACAGCGGCAATGGCAGCGGCAGCAGCAGAACAACGAGCAGGGACTGCAGAACTTTGACAGCGAGCTGGCAGATGTCACCTATGGGATCCCTGATGGACCGGATAGGGGGAAAAAGATTAAGGCGCTGACTGAAAAGTATGCCGCCATGGGCATCCCGAAAGGGAAACTCATGGAGCGGGTGTCAAGCATGAGCAAGACGCTCGATGACGTTGCTGGGCGCAGTTTCAGCACTGATGGGATGGACTCGCTGCTGCAGGGCATACAGGCGCGTGTGGGTTCCGACTGGGATGCGCGGACAGCGGATCAGGAGGTGGAGTCGATGCTGTCCACCGTCGCGCCTCAGGATCGCGCCAAGTACCGCGAGCAGTACGCGGCAATCCGGCGGCGGCAGGAAGCGGAGAAAGATGACATGCCGCTGCAGCTCATCAACCCGCTGCTGGCGGCAAAGATGAAGGCCAACCTGTTGCAGCATTACCCGCAAGACGTGACGGAGGCCGCGCTGCGCGGCGCTGACGTGACGCAGATGATGGCCTGGGGAGATGCCGACGTTGCCAAGTCGGCTCAGCTCCAACGGCTGGCGTACATGAAGCACGTTGCGGCAAGGCTACGCGAGGCCGCGGCAAAGAAGGGCGAGAAGCTCGATCCAGCAGAGATCACCGACGTGGCGGGTCGTGCCATGGAGGAATACGGCACCAAAGACAAGGGAGCGTTTGAGAGCATGTTCCCCGGCTCTGGGATAACCAACGCGCCATCGGTTGGTGGTAAGCCGCGGCCTCCCGCCCTACCGGCCGGTGGAGGGCCTGCTGCAGCGGCTCCAGCGGTCTTCCCATCGGGGCAGCTTGACAACATGCCAAATCGCTCGCAGCGGCTGCAGAGCGGTGCTGCAGTGCTGGCACGGCCCAGCGCTCAAGAGGAGATCCAGCGGGTGCTGAGCGGTCAGTCGCCAAGCTCAGCGGTGCGGCGTGCCGCCAAGGATGCGGGATACGGCTCACGGGTTGGGGAATGGCTGCTCAAGCAGCTCGACCAGTATCCGGGCGGCCCGCAGTCGGTCCCCCCTGCAGCGCGGCGGCAACTGTTGCTGAGCACCCGCGGGGCACAAGGGACTGCCAACGCTTGGTACGCATCCGCAGCGCCAGCCAGTGCCGTGGCGCGTGCCGGGAGTTGGTTTGTTGATGCGCTGCTGGGCACCAGGCCAGCTTCGGCCATCACGCTGGACTCGACCATGCGGATGCCTCGCAGCAACTTTTCTGGTGGTGGCGGTGGTGGCCGCTGGGAACAAGGCCCCGCCATCGCAGCCTCCCACCCGGACACAGGCAACGGCTACACGATCCCAGGTGCCCTTGATGCAAACGGTCGCCCGGCTGTGTTCAGTCGGTCTGCGGCCAATGCGTTTGCAGCCATGGTGCGCGATTCCGGCGGCGTGGTGAAGCCCCGCGACATTGCCAGCGCTCAACGGTCCAGAGGCAAGAACGCAGCCGTGGGCGGCGTTGCGGGATCGCAGCATCTGGGCGGCAACGCCATGGACATTCACGGGGCTTCTCACGATTGGATCGCAAAGAATGGCGCCCGCTACGGCTGGTATCTGAACCGCTACGGAGGCGCCAAAGACCACGGCGGCCACTTTGAGTTCCGCGGCGGTGGCGGCGCCAGCGAGGCGCCAACGACTCGACGTGGCGGCGGCATGACGGGCATCGCCACGTACTACACCGGCAGCGGCGGCAGCGATGGCGTGGCGGGTGGGCCGACTGCCAATGGCGAGCTGTACGACCCCAAGAAGATGACCGCCGCAGTGCAATGGTCGCTCCGAGGCAAGTACCTGAACAAGTGGGTGACGGTGGAAGACTTGGATACCGGCAAGTCGGTGAAGGTGTGGGTGAACGACGTTGGGCAAATGGGTGGCTCACGCATGGAGGTGAACAAACAGGATCCGCGTTTGATTGACCTGTCACCGGCTGCGTTTAAGCGGCTGTTCGGCAGCACGCAACGCGGCACCGGCCGTATCCGTATCCGGGGGGTCAACTGATGGTCGCCAAGCAAATGCCGCCCACCACTGCAAGGAGGTAACCAGCCATGCCCCAAGAGCTGAAGAAAGTGAATGGCCAATGGGTCTGGAGTGGCAGCCAGCGCAGCACTGATCTGGTGCCGCATACTCCGCCCCCGAAACAAGGCAGCACCAGCACGGCCAAACCCAAGCCCAAGCCGCCGCCGCGCCCGTGGTGGTCCCGCGCCCTGAATGATGCTCAGTACGAGGCGAACCGGCTGCGCACTGCTGCAGCTCGGGGGAACCTCAGCGGCGAACTGATGACCGGCATCGGCCGGGCCACCAGCAGCGTGCTCGGCACTGCCCAGCAGGTTCGGCGGCTGCCAACGCAGCAAGTTGCGATTGGCACCATCGGTGCTGTTGATAACGCAGCCAAGATGGGCTACTCGCTGTATCAGCGGCACGTCCAGAAAAAGCCCAAGGCGGATCCGACCAGCGGCCGGTTCGGCAACGCTTTGGATCAGACCGTCGAGAACGTCTACCGGACGTATGGCGCCACGCCGCCATCACAGATGAGCCAGGGTGAGAGACAACTGGATTCGTTCCGCCGCTCGGTCTATCTCAATGTCGGGGTTGCTCCGCTGACACCAGCGCTGGGGTTTCTGCGTGCTGCGCCACTGCTTCGGGGCGGCGCCCAGTTCGCCATCAACGAGCTGCTGTCCAACTACCTGGACGACAACACGGGTGGCAACATCGTCAACCTGATCAATGACACCACCGGGGCGAAGCTGCCAGGCGCGGTGAACGTTGGCCAGGACGACATGGTGACGGCAGGCAACAAGTCGCTGGCGCCCAACGCTGCGGCAGGCGTGGCGCTGGGCGCTGGGGTTGGCGCTGCCATCGGGGCTGGCAGGAACATCCGACGCAACATCAGGGCGCATCGCGCCATGCAGCGGGAAGTGGCGGAACGCGCCAAGCAGGAGTCGATGGGGCTGCTGCAGAAGGACGAGGCCGATGGGCTGAGCTTCACGCAGACAGCGCAGCAGCCGGTTCAGCCGGCCCCGGCGCCTGCTGTTGCCAAGACCCCCGCCGAGGAGTTCCAACAGGCCAACGCCGCCATGGAGGCCAAGCTGGGCATGACGCCCAAACCAGAGGAGCCTCCTGCCGCTGCAGCGCCTGTAGCGCCTCCGGAGCCCCGGCAGATCCCATCGGTTGAGAACGCCACCACTGAGACGTTCGCCAAGCCGCGTGACGCCTCACAGCCCCTCCCAGAGGCCGATCCGACAGAAGACGTATGGGCCGACTGGGATCCATCGCTGCCCGAAAGCACAGCGCTCGGGAAGGTGGTGGGCGACATGAGCGATGCGGAGTTGCAGACGGCGCTCAGCAGCCCCGGCGTGCCGGTGGTGGATCGCGTCAACCAGATCGTGGAGGCCAGGGCTGCGGTGGATGCGCCACCGCCATTGGCCGCGCAGATGGTCATGGCGCCAGCGGACCGACTGGCAGAGGACTACCTGGCAGGCGTCACCCGCAAGCTCGGGGGAAGGGAGGACTGGGAACTGCGCCCGCTGTTCGACCCGGATACCAACCCTGGCCTGTGGAGCCGGGCGCAAGCCATCACGGGCGTGGACTCTCCGGCAGACATGAGCAAAGCCGACATGCTCGACACCCTCACGGCAGTGGCGGCAGAGGACGGTCAGGTGCCGATCGTGAACCGGATGATGGGCACGCAGATGATGCCCGCGGCGGAGATCACTCCTGCCCCACAGGTGTTCCAGTACAAGGGCGGCACCAACGATGCCGGCGAGCAGATCGGCAACTCGCTGTCAGGTGTGGAGCGCTGGGATCCCAACGCAGAAGGGATCGTTCAAGTTTGGCGTGACGCCAAGGGCGAGATTGGCGATGCCGGCAGGGTCTACGTGGTCAACGGCCACAACCGCCTGGCGGCGGCCAATCGCATGGGGATCCCGTCCCTGCGGGTGGAGTTTCTGGATGCGCCCACAGCGGCCGAGGCCCGGCTGCAGGGGGCGGTGGCAAACGTCAGTGACGGCAAGGGCACAGTGTTCGATGCCGCCAAGCTGGCCCGCGAGTACGGCATCACCGACCCGTCGCAGCTCAAGGCTCTGGGCAAGCCGGGCGCCAGCGGTTTCTGGAAGGAAGGCATTGCCATGGGCCGGCTGCCTGAGGACGTGTTCCTGGCGGCGGTAAATGAGCAGATCCCGCTGCGCCGCGCCGTGATCATTGGTGAATCGGGGACTGACGAGGAAACCATGCGGTCGGCCTACCGCTACCTAGTGCAGCAGGGGCCCGAGAACGTGAAAGAGGGGAGCCTGAGGGAGATGCTGGCGATGGCCCAGGCTTCACCCGCTGCGTCATCCGCTGATGCCGGCCGCCAAGGCGATCTTCTCTCCGGGACTGAATGGGGCCAGAGCTTCAACCAAGGGATGCTGGCCAAGGCCGACCTGGCGGCAGCAGTGCGGAAGATGCTGAGCAGCGAGAAGAAGCTGTTTGGCACGGTCGGCCGGCAAGCCGGGAAAATTGAGCGGGTGGGCCAGGTGGATGCCGGTGCCGCCAAAGAGATCAGCGGCGAGGCCGGGAGGGCGCTCAACATCTTTGATGACCTGAAGTACCAGACCGGCCCCGTCAGCGATCTGTTAAACGAGGGAACGCAGCGGGTGGTCAATGGCGAGGATCCGGCAGCGGTCGCCAATGGGATCAAGAACCGGCTGGCCGCAGCGATCAATGAGGCGATGGGCAAGGAGGTCGCCGCTGCCACTGACGTGGTGCAGGAGGACATGTTTGGTGGCGCCGCCAAACAGGCCGACACGCCAGCCGAGCTGAGCGCTGATCAGCGGCTGGCAGCGGAAGCGCAGTTGCTGCAGGAGGCCATCGCCAATGGCGAGGTGCGCCCACCCGATGCGCCGATCCCTGATCTGCCAGAGCCGGCCATGGTGCGGCTCGATCAGATTGACCCGGCTGAACCCATCACCCCCGGCAGCAAGGCTGCGCAGGCTGCTGCAGACGAGCTGCGGCTGGCCGTTGAGCACGCGCAGAGCGATGCGGCGATGAAGTGGGAGACGAAGCAGGCCGTGAGGGATGGCACCGACTACGAGGCGCTGACGTTTGAGCAGAAGAAGCAGCAGGGCCTGGCGCAGGGGGTGGACAAGCCCGCAACGCAGGACATGCCGCAGGCAGCAGCAGCCTCTGAGGCGAGCATTGCACCGCCTCCACAGCGGCCTGAACCGCTGCGGGTAACAGAGCAAGAAGCTGCGCCGCGGGTGATTGAGATTCCGGCCGCGGCCGACAAGAAGCTGTATGTGAACAACATCAAAGATGCCGCCACTTTCCTGATGAGATGGGCAAACGCGGGCCTGCCCGAAAACAGATGGCCAATCAAGTCATTTGATCAAGCCCGTGCGATTGTCCAAGCAAAGGGCCGCCGGCTGTGGGCCGAGAACGTCCCAGGCATCGACCTGGATCAGGCCATGAATGACATGGCGATGGGTCGTAACAGCCAAGCCGTGCAGGACGTGTCCAGCGCCTACCGGCAGTTCTACGGGGTCAGCGATCCGACCCCGCCGCCCAAGGTCGCTTTACAGCGGCAGCAGCGGCAGATTGACGCCATTGACCAACAGATGGCGGACCTTCGCCAAAAAGCCGAACAGGAGGGCTGCTGACCATGACCGCCAACAACTGCGATGACGTGTTCAAGCAGCTCCAAGAGCTGCAGCAGGACAAGCAAAAGCTGCAGGACGAACTTCAGGACATGGAGCGGCAGCTTGCTGCGGCTGGCATCCGCCGCCAGCCACCCGCCACAGAAGGCGGCGTGGTGCTTCCGGGGCGTGATGGCAGGCCCCGCGAGCTGAGCGGCAAGGACATCGAGCAGGGGTACAAGCAACTCGTCAGCACCCTTTCCTCAACTGAGGTGGACGAGCTGGTGGACCGTGGGTTTGAGATCTTGGCCAGGCCGGTAGGCAGCGAGGGCCGGTTCCAGAACTACGACCGCATCCTCCGCGAAGTGGACGTGAGCACGATGGAGGACTACGCCAGGTTGGCGGAAGCGCTTGGCATCACCCGCGAACGGATTGCTCCAGAGGACTACCACTTCATCACGCAGAAGTACGGCCGGGAGCGGCTACTGAGCGTGGTAGAGACGTACTACCGCGAGCTTGGCGCCAGCGATGCCGAGCTGCTCGCCAAGGCTGCCGTCAAGACCGCGCCGTTCATCAACGCCGTGGAAAACAAGACGTGGCTGCGTTTCATGGCAGACCGCACGTTGCGGATGTATCTGGATTCCGCCGAGGCGATCACCGACTTCATGCGGGCGGCCCCCAACTTTGACGTACCGGACGCCCTGAAACAGGAAGCGTTCCGCAACTACAAGCTGGCGCTGGTGCTGACACGCCACGACAGCCTGGCCAACCGCAGGGTGGCACAGGCACTGCGCAGCCAGCAGGAGGAGATTCTGGGCCTAGAGCAGTTCCAGCTGGATTTGGGCGATGAAGGCGAGGAGAAGCTGCGAGAGGCAATCGGCATGACTGCCAAGGATCTGGACAAGGACGAGCACTTCAGCCGGGTGCTGCAGGCGATTGATGACAACGACGTGACGCAGCTTGATCTGGTGATTGATACCGCAAAGATGGATGGCCTGGATCCAAAGTCCAGCTTGAAGAAGGATTGGTTCAACACCCACATGCGGATGGCCACCGCACTGGTGAAGGACAGCCAGCTCGGGAACCTGCAGACGCAAGCCCTAAACGCAGAGAGCAACACTGCCATGTTCTTCTTTGGGCCGCTGCAGCAGACGGTCTACAACGGCTTCCGGCTGACTCCTGTTGCCACCAGCTTGACGAGGGGGCCGCTGCTGGAGGCGGCTGAGATCACGTCAGGAGCGTTCAGGTATGCGCTGGATACCTTCCGCGCCACATGGAAACGGGATCTGCAGCGGGTGTTCCAAACAGGCGTCAGCCATTACAGCGGCAACCTCGACACCTACGGGAAGAACCTGCTGACGAACAAGCAGGAACTGGATGACATGCAGGCAATCCTCGACATGCCATACCAGCAGACAAGGGGCAAGTACACGCAACTGCTGCACCCTTACAACCACGCGATCTTCACCAACAAGTTGCAGGCTGCGGCAAGGATTCTGGCGCTGACCAAGCCCAGCGGTACTGCCAAAACCGGCATGAGCCGGATTGAAGCAGCTTGGGCGGCGCTTGGTATTGATCGCGGCCAAGGGGTACAGCGTATCCGCGCCCAAGACATTGACATGTACGTGCCATGGAAGCCCTTTCTGCGGGGCATGGCGGTCATTGACGAGGTAAGCGGCAAGTTTCAGTACCTGTTCAAGCTCAAGGCTGACTTGGAAGTAAAGGCCCGGCTGGAAGGAGCGCAGCTTGGCCTGTTTGACAACAAGGATCGAGCAGCATGGGTGCAGCAGCAGCTTGATGATGCGATCTATCAGGCCACACCCTCTGAGAACGACATCAAGGCGTTCAGGAAGCAGCACGGCATCAAAGGCAGCGACATGACGGACGATCAGATTGCCGAGCACTTGGCAGAGCAGAATCTGGAGGGCGCCGCAACACTGGCCACGCAGGAGTCCATCAATGCCTTGGATTACTCAGCAGGGATGCGATTCCAAAATGCACCAAAAGAAGGGTTCGGCAAGTTGGCCGATACCTCGATGATGGGCCTAAGGAAGAACTGGCTTGTTGATCGCTACCTGATGCCCTATTGGCGCTCGCCATGGATGGGGATGCTGTTCGACCATCGGCTGGCAACCTTTGCGATCTGGGACACGGCCAGAGTGTTTGGCGGCAAAGACCCATCGCCAGAACTGGTGGCCCGCACCAAGGCGGCGTGGGCGATGAGCGGTGCGGTGCTAGGCGTGTTCGGGATGCTGGATGCTGCAGGGCACGTCCGAGGCAGCACGGATTCTGACGTGAGCAAGCGCAACACACTCTTTGGCATCAGGCTGGCTGGCGTGCCGGTCCTCAACACGCTGTTCTTGTGGAAGGACATTCTGGAGACTGGCAAGGCTTCGATCAGCAATGAGTACGACGGCCAAGAGCTTGCGACGGCTTGGATGAAAGTGATGACGGGGCACATCATGCGCCAGACCGGCATCGCTCAAATCCAGCTTCTGACGGACGCCATGCTGGACGGCACCCAGCGGGGCGGTGAGAAGCTGCGCAAGCTGGTGGCGTTCATGGGGTCAGGGCAAATCCCGTTCATTGGTGCCGAGAGGAACCTGGAACGAGCAACCGGGACAGATCGCAACAGCTTCTACCGCGATGCGCCTGACACGGCACAGCAGCAGTATCTGCTGGGCAAGGACGATCCGTTGGCCAAGATCGAGCAATCGCTGCGGGAGCTTGCCTATGACTCCATGCCGGCTGTGGCGGCCTTCACGCAAGGGCAGCGGAAGCTGACCGATCACCTTGGCACTCCGATCGGCCACATCAACGGAGTGGATCTGTCCAGGGCCATCCCTTTCTTCCCGGTGGCTTGGCCAAAAGGGAAAGTCAACGAGGTGGTGTATGGCGAGCTGGACGCCCAGGACATGCTCGATCCCCCTCCAGCGCTGCTGAGCCGCACACTCAATGGCGTTGCGATGTCCGATCAACTCCAGCAGGAGTACAACGGCATCATCGGGAGCATCAAGGGGGATCCGAAACTGCCGCCCAGCGCACGCCTCAACCTGGCCGGCAAGACGCTCCAGGTGCGCATTTCGATGCCCGTTGAGACGGTGACGGCGCAGGGCGTCCGCATCCGCAAGGACGGAGGGGCGTCCCTGCCGCTGGCTCAGATCCTCGACAAGGCGACAAAGGGCCGCACCCGAAAGGAAGCGCTCTACGCCCTGTTTACCAGCCCGCAGTACCAGCAGTTTGAGGACGACCCCTCAACGATGGCGAATCCGCCTGGAGGGCTGCCCAAACCGATGCGCAGGCAGCGGGTGGCCCAGAAGCTGATCCGCGGCATCACGGACTACTACGACCTGCTGACACAGGACGAGCTGGAGCGCCGCGCTGCTGATGGCCGCAGCCAGGCCGCCAAGGAGTACAGCCAGGCACTGACAGGTATGAGCAGGGCTGCAATGGAGCAGGGGTTGGAGCAGATCAAACCCACGGCGCGAATCTTGAGCAGTCCAGCAAGTCCGGCAGAATAGCGCTGCACCTCTGCAGCGCGACCGTGCCCTACTCCTACGTCCAATACGCGGGCAGCGGCACCACGGGGCCCTTCACAGTGTCGTTCCCGTACCTGCTGCAGGAACATGTGAAGCTCTACAGGGGCCTCGATCTGCTGGCGGGCACCTACACGCAGTTGCTGGTGAGCGGCACGGACTACACGTGGACGAGTGGTACACAGGTGCAGCTCACCAGTGCGCTGGTGAATGGCACCACGCTGACGATCCGGCGTGAGACACCGACCACCACCAGGCTGGTGGACTGGAGTGATGGCAGCAACCTGAACGCCGCTGACATGGACACGGCGGATCTGCAGAACTTCTACGCGATCCAGGATCAGCAGGACAAGAACGAGGTCGTCACCGCAGCGGGGATCACCACCGCCGCCAATGCAACGGCAGCGCTGAACGCCGTGAACGCCGCCTTGCCGTATGCGGCGATTGGAACTGTTGCCGGGATCCCGGCCGGGACCAATGGCGCCAGGATCGAAGTGGCGAATAGCACGGGCATCGAAGCGTTCAGCCCGCTTGCAGGACGGCCTGCGGGCTTTGTGGGCAGCTCGCAGATCCGGGTGCGGCTGACGTACACCACGGCTGGCAGCACGTGGAACTGGGTGGACTATGCCGTTGCGGATCCCGATGGCCGGTACGTTCGGCAGTCGAACATCAGCAGCAGCGTCAGCAGCACGTCCACCACAACGGTGGCGGCATCGGCGGCAGTGAAGACCGCAAAGGATGCGGCAGATGCTGCGCAGAGCACGGCCAACAGCAGGGCCCCGTTGGCATCGCCAACATTTACAGGGACCGTCACGATTCCGGCTGGGGCGAGTATCAGTGGGTTTGCCCCTCTGGCATCGCCGACTTTTACGGGCACCCCAGCGGCACCAACGGCGACCGCAGGGACCAACACCACGCAACTGGCGACAACGGCATTTGCGAATACAGCCGCTGCCAATGCGTCCCTGCCGCTCGGAGCGGTTATTCCGTTCGCCGGTGCCACTGCTCCGGCTGGATGGTTGAAAGCCAATGGCGACACCCTTCCGAACGGCTCCGGCACGGTGCAAGGGATTACGGCCGATTTTTCGGCGCTGTACGCAATCGTGGGTGCCACTTACGGAGCGGCTGGCCGGTTGCCGGACTTGCGCGGTGAGTTCGTCCGAGGCTGGGATGATGGTAGAGGGGTTGATGCAGGCCGAGTTCGTGGTTTACCGCAGACGGATCTGATTAAGCAGCACTATCATAATACCGTAGCGGGCGACAATGGCGGCAACAACGATAATACTAACTCCCAAGCGCAAACTGACCCTTCCGATTTTTCGCAGAGTGGATTTAATACACGCAGTACCGGCTGGGACGGTGCAAACTACCTAGGAGGTGAAACCCGGCCTCGCAACATCGCGTTGCTGTACTGCATCAAGTACACTTTTTTTTTGACCACGTAGTTGGCGGTGGCGGTGGCGGTAGCGGTGGGGAACCGATGCTTGCCTTCAGCGGCGGAACATCACTGGCCTGGGACATTGACTACGTGTGGTTCTACGGGTTTAGCTTTACACTTGCATCAGCCAAACAGATTAAGGCGGTTGGCTTCTACGATGCTGGCGGCAACGGCCTTGGCTATGACTACGAGATTTGGGTGATTAGTGGTTGGAGTGGTTCAGGTTATGGTACGGCCCGTAAGCTCACGACAGACAACGATGAATATATCTATGTCATGGGTGGCACCCAATCTGCACTTGACGGAGTGTGGCGCAAATCCACAATTAGCAATGGAGCAACGCTTGCGGCGGGAACCTATGCCGTCATCGCTACAAGGGAGTACGGGATTTACGGCGACAATGACCCAATGATTACAAACGCCAGCAGTGTTACGCCATTATCGGGTGTGACCATCAATGGAGCCTTTGCGCTTGACTATAACGGGAACGTGATTGATACCAGCGGCGACAGCAACGGCTACTTTGGTCCGATGCTGTTCTTCTGATCCGAACCGGGAAAACTGCAACAGATCAAGTGATCGGCTAATTGATTGGCAACGATTCAGACAAAAGCACGGTTTGTCGCTGTTAGCCGTGTCAAGCCTTGCCTCTGACCTAGAATAGCCGCAGCTCTACAAGGGTGCAGTGGGCGTTGCCGAATCCCTGGCCTTGGCGGGCCTTGGTCTGACAGTCCTGGGCTTTGCCGGGACCACCGTGGCCAGCGGGGTCAAGGCGCTCTGGGCCATCAGCAAGGGGCTCGGCACCTTTGAGGGCAAGATTTTGGAAATCCTCGCCCGCCACGAAACCACCCTTGACGACCACGAAGACCGGCTGCGGGCCGGCAAGCTCTGATGGCCTGGTTCACCGCTGCCCTGGTCGCCTCCTACATCGGGATCTGCGAGTTTCGGGCGCCAACCCCCTGGCAGACGTGTGATTCACGCTGGAACTGGGCCCTCGGCGTGCTGGTGCCCAGTCCGTTGCCCGCCATGGCCAAGCTGGTCAGGCGCCGCCGACCGCAGGACGAGGCCCCCACTTCCTAGCACTGCACTGATGCAGCAGAATGGGAGGACAGTGATGGTGTGCCCTGCCAATGACTTCGACGTTTGGCAAATGGCCAGTCTGTGGGCCTGACGGCGGCCCTGTACCCGTTGCAGTCAACTCCAAGGCGTACCGCGCTGCGGTCACGATCACCAGGCCCAGCAACACGACCGCCTACACAACAGGCGATGTGGTGGGTGACACCGCCGGCAGCGCGATCATCACCTTGCCCAGCATTGGCCCCAGCGGCGGCTACGTGCTGCTCCAGTCGGTGCGGCTGATGATCGGCAACACCAGCATCCCGAGCGGGATGGCTGGCTTCCGGCTGCACCTGTATACCGCCAGCCCGACCGCAATCGCCGACAACGCGGCGTTTGATCTGGCCAGTGGCGATGTGGCCAGTTACGCCGGATTCATTGATCTGCCAACACCGCAAGACCTTGAATCGACGCTGTTCACACAGACCGATTACTGCGGCACCGCCATCAAGCTGGCGACCGGCCAAAGCAGTCTATTTGCTCAGCTTGAAACCCGCGGCGCCTATACCCCTGCCAGCGGCACGCTCTACAACTTGCGCGTGATGACCCTGGAGGCGGGCCTGTGAGCCTGGCACTGACGGCTTGCCGGGCAGTCCTGGCACCCGGCCCGTGGGTCAGGAATGAACTGTGGAAACGCGCCCGCGCCGTACCGTCTCTCGACCTGCGCTTTGCTCATAACAAGTCCCTGGTGGATGCGGTCAGTGGGCAGAACTTGATCACTTTCACCCGCGCCAGTTCGGCGACGTTCATTGATTCCACGGGGACGCTGCAGACGGCTGCGACGGATGTGCCCCGCTTCGATCACAACCCGACCACCGGGGAGAGCCTGGGGCTGTTGGTGGAGGAGCAGAGGACGAATCTGCTGCTTAACAGCGCAACGCTGGCAACGCAATCGGTCACGGTTGCGGCAGTTGCCCACACGCTGTCTTTCTACGGCACCGGAACTGTGACGCTTAGCGGAACAAGCACAGCGGGCCCCGCCGTTGGCAGCGGTGCTTTCCCGGCGCGAACAGTGCTGACGTTTACCCCTACGGCTGGATCATTGACGTTGACAGTTTCGGGATCAGTGACCAGCGCCCAGCTAGAAGCCGGATCCTCTGCCACCAGCTACATCCCCAACACCACCGCAGCCACTACCAGAGCGGCGGATGTTGTGAGCATCACGGGCACGGCGTTCAGTTCGTGGTATCGGCAGGATGAGGGGACGGTGTTTGCAAAGGTTGTGCCTAATGGCATTGCCTCCCAAAACTATTTAATGGCCCTGCCTTCTGGCACTACTTTTAACAATAGCCACCTTCTGTATGCGGTCAGCGGAGCCCTTAGGGGTGAAACATTTGTCGGAGGCGCGCAGCAATCTAGTGTTAACATTGGCTCTATTGCGGTTGGGCAAAAGCAAAGCGCCACTTATGGGTACAAACTCAACGATTTTGCCGCTGCTCGCAATGGTGTATTGGGTACGCCAGACACATCCGGCTCGCTGCCATCACCAGATCGTCTTATGATTGGCTGTGCTTTTGCAAGCGGGCAACAGTTGAGCGGCACCATTGAGCGCTTAACTTTCTGGCCCCGCCGCCTTGATAACTCTATTCTGCAATCCCTTACCCAATAGCCATGTACTGCTACCGCTTCCCATCTCAGGCCACCTTCCGCAAGCTCGCCGCCGCCGAGGGCCTGGTCGTTACCGCCGAAGATGGCTCCGAAAGACTCCGCACCGCCGATCATGGCTGGGCTCTCGATGAGGTTGGCCTGCTGTACTCAGGCGGCAGCTACGACCCCGAGTCTGGCGAAGTGCTCGACCCGCCCGTCGCGCTGGAGGGCTGGCATGTGAACACACTGGGCCTGGCCCCGGAAGCGTGGGAC